TTTTCAATTATAGGTGTAGAATCGTCGAATTGAAGCAATACATCTGCTTCTTCGTTACTAATTGCAACAGAAGGTCTGTTAACCAATTCGATTATTTTCATTTTATTTCAAGTAGTTTACTAACAGGGTAATTATGCCCGCAATCAATACTCCCACAACAGAAGTGAAAATTGCAATTAGTTGTTTATCCGAAGAGTTTGATTTATTAGTGATAGAATCCCTAATGGCAATCAAATGTTCTTCGACAGCATTTAGACGTTTGTCCATTGAGTCTAGTTTTTGTTCCAAAGAATTATACCTTTCAGCGCAAAGTTCCACGTGCGCCTCCAGATTTTTCTTTTCTATATCCGTAGATGATGACATATTTTATTTGCTTCATATTATGCGATGCAATTTCCAGTGTAAACTTATTCTGAGCCATAAAGAAAAACCATAAGGGGTGCCGTAGCATCTAAGTTATTTATGCTGTCAGTGTACATCAAAATATATGTTTTTTAAGGTGCCTGTCCCAAAAAATATAGGCAACATAAAGCGTGCAGTTTCTTCCAGTCCCAATATAATAGGAACTTCGGTAAAATCTTTTTCTAATTCTTCTATGTTATAAACATCAGTTCTGCCGCCTTGAAAACTAAAATACCACATTTTATGTTCACCTTGATAAAATTCACCAAATAAAGGATTATAATCGTCTAAATTTAATACAATAGACTCAACTGGTTTTATAATTTCAGGTTGTGTTTTAAGGCCCAATACTTGTAATACTGTTTCCCAGTTACGTTGTTGATCTCTATCAGTTCCTGTACCCCGAATTTGATAAGTTGGGGTTATATCCACTAGCGTAATACATCTGAATATAGGGGTGTTTTCCATCAAGTATTTATAGGTCAAAAAGAAAGGCAACTAAAAGTTGCCTTGTCTTCGTGTTTACAGAGTAAACTACTGATTAATTACCAGCTGTTGTAACAAGTTTCAAGCCAGGGGCTGCAACTTTGATACCAGTGTAGTTATAACCATTACCGTCAACTCCAAGAGCAACGATGTTAGCTTGAAGATCAGTTGCATTCCATGAACTGTCTTCGATCAATACGCTGATCAAACCTTGTGTAACACCACCGATAGCTGCACTGTCAACTTGATAAGCCAACAATGTGCTGTTAACACCGATAGTACGCAAAATTGTTTCAACTGCTTGACCTGTACCAACTTGTGATGTCATTGACACGTTACTGTTGATAGTGAATGCTTGTACTGGCTTACCAATACCTGTGCTAACAACATAACCCAATGTACCAGCTGCTGAGCTGAAAGCTTGACCGCCGCTGCCAACGTTCTCTACGTTTTGAGCATTACCATTAATTCTTGTAAATACTGCCATTTTGTTTTTCCTTTAATAAAATCTGCGACCTAACGCATAAAATTATTTATGCCTAGTGTTATTTTTTCCAGGCCTGCCCAGCACTAAAATTCTCTTTACTGAACTCAATTCTGTCTACTAGTTTAACTGCACCGCCGTCGTGCCCGATAGCAACAAACCCTTCGGGTTTTGTAATTTTATAACCTGTATCTGTTTTAATAAAGGTGCCAGCAATGCTTTCAATTTGACGTAGTTTGTTGATAACTAAAAGCTTTAGTTCAACAATACGTTTGTACATTGCCAATATTCCTAATAGGGTATTACTGTTGTCAGCAATAAACTGCTCTTTTTCCTGTATCTTTTTGATACGGTCTTGTGCAGCTTTGCTTTCGGGTCCGCCTTTTAATTTTGCGATTTCAGCTTCTTGCTTGCCTTTGTAGTAGGTAAGAAACTGTTTCAAAAACTCTGTAGGTTCTCCTACTTGATCAACTCCGCCTCGTACTAAGTTATTGATAAAAGGCTTGATATGTTTGGCAAACTCTGCATTTTTGAGAATAATGTCAAAATTGGATTTATTAATCTTTTTCAACGTGTTGGCACTTTGAATTAATCCTGCACGTAGTAAACTGTTTTCTTCTGGAGTTAAACTAGCTATACCTGTATAATCGTGGTAAAAAGCGTCATCAAACCATACATTTTTGCTTTGATTCAGGCCAGCTACACTATAGCCGTATTGTGCAGTCATATTGGAAATTTCGCTACCTTCGTAACTAGTGTGAAACACAATACCAACTTTTGCACTCATCATACGTCGAGCTAAATCACTGCTCTTGGGTACTGCGTAGGTAATAGTATTAGGTTGAAATACAATACATTCTTCGTTGTTGATTGTAGCAGTTTGCAGGTCACCTTCAGTAAACATCAGGTCACCTTTAATAACACCGCTAATACCAAGACTGGGCAAGTACTTCAAACACAATTCTAATTTTCTTGCAAGGTCGGGTTGCTCGCCATACCAGTTTTTAATATCTTTAGTTGACTTGCACAACTTGGCTTCACCTTTGGCAAATACACTTTTAGTGCCTACAAAAAATTTACTGTCAGCAGGATCTAATCCACAATGTATAGCAGGAGCACCGTCCCACTTGACTGTGACTTGGCTGGGCTCGCCTGTGCCTTCGCTGAGCATTTTGCGCAATGCTTCAATATAGTTTAGTGCTCGTTGTGCACCAAGAAATCCTTCATTGAAGATTAAATCTTCAAGATGTTCCAAGTGTGTTGCTTTGTCCTCAGCGGATTCCAACAACTGCCATTTGGGTTGTAGATTCTTTATTTCAAATAGTTTCATTCTGAGTAACCTTGAGTAAAGTTGGCCTGTTGGTCAAGGAATGTATCCAGGGCCGCGTCAACTTTTCTACGATTCTTGTGATTGATCCATTCGCCCATTCCGCCAAGTCTGTAAACAGCTCCTTGGAACTTGATCATTATAGGATCTTGATTTACAATCTCTACACCAGGTGCAAGTTTATGTGCGGCTGCTGGTGCCGGTGGTTCTTGTGCGGCCGCCGGCTCTGCGGGAGTATTTCCTGCTATCTGACTCTTAACTTTATTGGCCAGTGATTTTTTTTGACTATATTCTATATCATCCGAGCGGTTGCCAGTTTGTGTATCTACTATGGCTTTATAGATATAATTTTTAATGGTATTACCGTCAATGGCAGTTAGTGTTCCTTCATAGGGCGGAGCACTTGTTCCGTTGTTTAACCAACGACCCAACCATCTATTAAGTTGTTCGCCGTAGACTGCAGGATCTTTCATATCATATCCAGCGGCAGCTAATTTATTATCAATCTTGTCCCATTGGTCTATTGCAGACTGTACAACAGGACTGTGCTTTGCTTGAGATTGTTTGACTCCTTTAATTGCACCTTTGATGCCGCCCCACAATCCTTCATTAACGATTTCATTGACCTTCATTCTTCATCCTTTTAACGCCTCTGTTGAACTTGTCAATATCCTGTGTGCGGATACTATTAAGTAATTTGCGTTCAAGTTCTTCAGCCTGTTCTTGAGTGTAGTTTTCTCTGATAAATGTCATGAGATTAATAGCTCCCTGAATAACATGGTTGGCACGACTTTCCACAAGATTTTCTCTATCTTTGTGTAAGCGTAGACTTTCCAGTTCTTCAAAAAGACTGCGTGTTTTTTTCTGCAAGATTAGCTCCGAAGTATGTTATATTTATTCGGATTTGTTTTTTAGGCCTGCTAACATCTGCTTGAGCATAGTACCGTCAGCTTGTGCTCTAGGTGCACCGCCGGGTGCAATATCTAACGGATCACGTATACCTTCTTTGAGTCTAGGCTTGTCCCAAGGTACAGTTTTAGAATCGCCGCCTTCCACTGTACTTTTTGCTTTGATTTGACTCATTACACTGCCAACTTGGGGTCTTAAAGAGCCAGGAGTGCCTTGTGCTTCCTCGCCAGGGTCTGTGATACGTAAACTCTCAATATCAAAGTCTAAGTCCACTTTTGTGCCTACCCCACTACTGCTACGAGTTTTCATCAATTGTATTTGATAACGTCCACGTTCACGCATTGCACGACTTGTAAAAATACCAAACACATTATCAGCAGTATTAATCTTAGAGATACCACCCGAAATATGACTATGGTCAAATTCAATTTCTTCAACTGCACTACGATTCAACTGACTAGCAGTGATCATCAATATATTAAATTCTCTGGCTAGGTTACGCAGTTCTTCTGACACATACTTGTCTTTGACAAACAAATCATTGGGGCTAACTTTGGCACTAACTGGCATAACCAAATCCAAGTAATCCACCATAATAAAATCTGTTTTGCGTCCTGTTTGTACTTCTAGTTCTTTCAAATATGCACGAATTTGATTAACATTACTTTGTGCTGGCATATACTTGATACGCAGATTGCCGGACTTTTTACCAACCATCTTGAGTTTTAGTTCCAATGTATCTAAGTCTTTGAAAATCTCTCTTGTGCTGATATTGGCCACCATACTGTCCATACGCATTGCACACAGTTCTTCACTGAGCTCCAGTGTTAAGAATACACCATTAAGTCCTTGTTGTATCCAATTGATAGCAATATTCTGCATAAACAAACTCTTACCAGAACCACTTCCGCCTGCAAAGATGTTTAGCTCACCCCTGTTCATACCACCAAACAATCGTTTGTCCATGGTAGGCCAGCCTGTGCTGATTTGTCCGTTGTTGCTTTTGATCTTTAACAATCTTGCACGGGGATCTTCAAAGTAGTCAGTGCCCATATCTTTTGTAAGGCTAATCTGTACTGCATCTTTGATAATCTTTTCTACTGGATCATACTCGCCCTTTTCCAACATATCTGCACATTTCAAAATTGCACGTTCAAGTTCTTGTTTCTTAGTAAATCCCTCAAACTCTCCCATAAACCAATCATAATGACTGTCTGTTAAACTGGGCACTGGTTTCAATTCCACTGATGTTACTGCAAATATTTGTTCTGCAGTTGGCATTGCTTTGTGTGCATCCACGTGCTCTTTGATAAACTTTGCAGCTGCTTTTAGACTACGATCAAAGTTTTCTGCATTATAGATATTTTGTACACGCACATAGCTTTCTGCTTTCTGTAACATCATTTCCAGAAACAAGCGTTGTAAGTCGACTGAATATTCTTTCATAGTAATTTTTTCTTCTTTAATTCAATTTTTAATCTATTGGTTTCCTTGGCATCAATTATTGTTTTTAACACAAACAATTTGCCATATCGTTGTACTGCTGCACTAACATCTTTGACATCTGGTTCCCACTCAGGAAAGCTAACACTCCATCCATACTCCAATGCATCATTGATTAACTTTGCACCAGCTCGGTCTCTATCAGGCACTACAATGACTTCTCGAGTTAGACTGTCAATAATATCTGCTTGTATTTCGTTGCATTCATTGCTTAATATTGCAACTCCATCAACTGCCATTGCATCAAATGGTCCTTCAACTACAATAACAAACTTGGCGTCTGGATATTGGCGATCTATATTAAACACATAGTTGGGTTCGTACTGACTAAAATATTTGGGCTTAACATAGTCTTCGAAGGTTCTGGCAGTATAGCCAATGACTTGATTATTCCAAGTAAAAGGAATAATAACACGTTTATTTAAGTTATGTTGTGCCTCAGGTGTCCACATTAGATTGTACTTGATCATATCAATGTGTCGGTCTGCGGCATAGATAACTGCTGAATGGTAATCCGCTGGCACATCGTACTCGTCGGTATTTTCTGCACTTAGTGTATAAAAGTTTTCCCACTTTGTAAAATTCATTGCCTCCGCTGGTAATGATTTTGGTTTGAACTCAACTTCTAGTTTTGCTTCTTCTACAAATGTGTCTGTAGGTGTTACCAAATCTTTAATACGAATAGCATCAATAACCAATCGTTTAACTTCGTTTTCGCTTGCACCTAACCAACTCAATAGTTTACGAAACTTATAAGTTAAATGGCGTCCAGGAACATAGCTGGCTTTATAGTTACAGTTGAAACAGTGATAGCTAATACCACCGCCGGGATTGGTGATCAATCCACCTCTACTACGTGTGTCTGCAGTTTCGCCGTTGTGATGACAACAGGGCGCATTGAAACTGATCCAACCACTTGTGGGATTTGTTTTTCTTTTGGGAGGTAGTAATAGCGTTACTGCATCGAGAATGGTATTAAACATTCTACACAGTATACGCTAAAACTTAAACTAAATCAATGGTTTTGACTGATATTAACCGAAATTGGCGTAAGTGGCCAATACGTTTGCCCAACCTTGATCTGTACGCAACATTGTAAATCCATAGACTTCTGTTCTACGTGCAACAGGAGTAGGAACGTTGGTATTCAACCAATTTACGTTGGCTGCTACACCATTGATCTGAACTGAACTAGGATAGTGTGGGCTAGCACCTTGTGGGATAACCACAACTGCAACTGTACTTCTCCAAGCAGTGGTTGCTACATTGGTAAAGTTAGCAGTAACATTTCCACCCAATGCATTTGCGTAGAATGTGCCGCCTTGGTTCATATCAAAATTAATAGTCCCAGTAGAACCACTGTTATAACTGATCAACTCTTGACTTTGTTGTAGAGTTGTAGCACCAGTAATAGTTAAAGTGCTTGCTGATACACTGGATGCAGAAACGGTACCATTTGCAGAAATATTTCCACTTGCAGAAATGTTGTTTAGTTTAATAGAGTCTAATGCAATATTAGGATCTGTAAATGCAATTGTGCCGCCACCAGGTTCTGCGGCATTGCTAAAGAAATACCAATTACCGTCGACGTGATTTCTTACCACACCAGTGTGTTGATAGATATTACCAGTACCGCCAACAAAGTGACTATACAAACCTATATCATAACTGTAAGGATATGCTGGAGTTGCAGTCAAATATACTAACGGAGAGGTTACATTAAGAGTGGTTGTGCTAATACTTGTTAGATTGTTAGTAAACACTGTACCACCGACCCATAGGTCTTTGGTAATACTAGCACCGCCAGGAACAACCAGTGTACCAGTACCTGTACCAGTAGAATTTGTTGTACCAGTCAATGACATTGAAATCGGATTAAACGATCCACTTATTGACACATTACCAAACGCAGCGTTTGACAAGAAATTAATATATCCGCCGCCTGAGGCTGCTTGGACGATAAAGTTTTGTCCCGATGTATGACCGTAGATGCCGTCAACTTCAATTGGTTGGGAAAATGCAACGTGGCCGCCATCGCTGGACGTAATATTATAACCGTGTGTTAATGTTATAGTACCTTCTGCTTGTATGGTTCCAGTTCCTGTAGGATTCAATACAATGCTTCCAGATCCTGAAGTTTGTAAACTTAAATTTTGATTAACATCAGCACTAACAACAATAGTACCAGAGTTACTACTCAATACCTGTTGTCCGTTAACATACAAAGAGCCTGGACCAACATATACGCTGTGGAACATCTGTGTGGGAGTTCCAAGATTAAATGTATTATTGGTTGTTGGGATAATATTACCAGTTAAGTAAATATTAGCATTTGTAACAGTTGCGATTGAATTTCCGCCACTGGTTAATACTATATTTCCGTTAGCAGTTGGAATATCTACTTTGGTATTACCAGATAAAATAGTAGTAGGGGTGCCAGTATTTGCACCTACAATACCTGTACTTGGTTCGATCGTAATATTACCAACATGAAATCCACCTTGTACCGTAAAATCAGCTGTTGCCATTTTTTTTCCTTTAATTCTGACAGATTAGCGTTAAACTAATATGATTGTTATGTGTATTTATTGAAATCTTAAAATTTATTAGGCTTGACAGAACCAGGTTAAATAGTTACAATCAACTAATATTTTTAAGGACTTTTATGGCAACAATCGTAGGCGCCGAAGATGACGTCGCTACTCTCCAATCTTCAACTACTATCTCCGGAGTTAGCTCCAACCCCCCACCAAGTGCCCCAATAAACAAAGCAGTATCTATAGAACCACTGTTTAGTAGTGGTATTTATCGTTGTGCAGCCACGGAATTCTTACCAGAAATAAAATTAGTGTTCAAAGATGCTATTGCTGAAATAAAAAAACATTTTCCGTTGATAACAAAAAGTGTATATCCGGTTTTACAATCAGCAAATATTTACGATGACCCCAGAATTGCAAAGTTCACTGAATTTATTGGACAAACTGCTTGGGGAATCTTGAATAATCAAGGCTATAATATGGATGCTTACCATATGTTTTTCAACGATATGTGGTGTCAAGAACATCACAAATATTCAGGGCACGATACACATACCCATCCAAATAGTGCAATTACTGGTTTTTATATTATAGAAGTGCCAGAAAATAGTTGCAGGATAGTATTCAAAGACCCACGTAGTGCTAAATATCATAGCAATTTGATGGAAAGAGACATTAGTCAAGCTTCCATGGCTAGTAATGAAATTAACTACGGACCGGCGGCCGGAGACTGCTTTTTTACCAACAGTTGGTTACCACATAGTTTTACTCGCAATGGCAATATGAAACCATTTAAGATGATACACTTTGATCTAGGAGTGAAATGGGCAGATGGTCCGTTACCAACACAAACACAAACAAGACAATGAACAAATATCACGTTAGATTTAATAAAAGTCGTGGACAACCTGGAAGAGGTAGTCTACAACACGTTTGGCGTGTGTTTGAAAACGGTGAGGAATTCATCGTCAAGCACGTTCGAATATCGGTCCCAGTACACGATGAAGTCACTGGGGACGGTAGAGGCAACGATGACTGGAACTTTAGTTGCGAAGGTTATATGACCTTGGACACAAAATCATCTACTGCTGTAATTACAGATAAACCTAGCAAACTTAAAAAATAATAGATTAGAAATAAGTTTGATACCAAGTGGGTGTGCCACTGATGACGCCAGCGTATACCCAAGAAATAGGTTGAGCACCAAAGCCCGATACTAAATCCAAATATGCTGCAATCCCAGATCCGCCAGTGCCAATAACAAGTCCAGTACCAGCTCCGTTACCTTGATTTGATATAATTGCTTGTTGCCCACTTGCTGGTTTGAAAATTAGTTTGTTTACACCAGTTACTGTTGCAGCCGTGCCAGTTCCTGAACCAACTCCTGTTGCCGTAAATGTTTGCCCAGGATATGGACTAGTTGCACCTATACTAGAAAAATCAGTAGTTCCTTGGGTGACAATTACATATTCTGTACCAATTACGAAAGACCCTGCGTTAACAGTAGTAGTCGGGCATACTAATGGAACAACAAATGTATCACCTACACTTGGGCTAGCGGGAAATTCAATTACCAAACCATATTTACTATTGGTATGAATTGGTGCATCATTTATACCTAATATTTTATCACCGGTAGTAACTTGACGACCATATGCAGTTTGTGAACTTACTGTTAAATCAACAGGACTACCAGTTTGACTAAACATTTGTTTGATAGTGCCTGTCAATGAATAGCTAGTCCAGAAACTATCTGTTTTAGTACTGAATATCCAAACGTTCGAATAACCAGGTGATCCGGCTCCGGCCGGACTGGAACTACCACCAGCATAGGCTTTAAGGTTTGCTGCAGTAATTTGACTTGTGGTTCCTGATTGAACCACTGGAATTAATTCTGATCCAGATAAACTGCTTATACTTGGTAAAGCACTGATTTTTACGTTTGCCACTTTTATTCCTTATTTTATATAATTAAATTATCCCCGGACTCAGTTAATATCTGAGTTACACCATCTTCTGTAGTCAAATCATTGTATATAACCACATAGGCATTTAATAGGGTAACTGCAATGTTACCTATGTCAATGCCACTACCAATTTTTACACCAGATTCGATTATCATACCAATCTTTCGATACTGATCATATTGTTGTTGTAGCCTATACCAACTACCAATGTTATTCTCCAAGCAATAGAATTTGAAGTATCTCTAATTACCCAGGTATCGGTCAGACCAGCACCACTCAAATTAGCAGAAGCACTTAAA